GCGTCCAATGCTTTGCGCGATTTCCAGACGCTCGAGCTCAAAGCCTACAAGAGCCACGCGCGCTGGCCCACCAGTGATCAGCATCAGCAGATCACGACACGGCTCAGTGAGGCGGCCGACGGGATCGCGCGCTCGCTCGTGTTGGGCCTCGATCCGCCGAACCCGCAAGTCGTGTCGATGATGCACGCGGCCCAGAAGGCGGTCGACGGCGTCGCGCCGTGGGTGACGCCCACCGACGATCAACCGCCGGCCCCCGCGACCGTCGTCAAGGCGCTCGCGAAACTGCGGACGGCGTACGCAAAGTTGCTCACCCACTTCCCGCCGGTGCGGGCGACGGATGAGCCGTTGACGCGGTGAAGTACTACGATTTCTTCTGTCGGAATGAAGGCCAGGGATGCCGGAACATGACCGGGCGCGCGGGCGGCCAATGCCGCCAGTGTTACGCGGCCTCCCGGCGGCTCCATCGGCCGCCGCCGACGTGCCGGCGGGGCTGCGGGGCGATCGTGAGCCGCCGCCAGAACTGCTGCCCGGCGTGTGCCGTGATCGTGCGGCGCGAGGCGCGAGCGACGACGAGCGCCGCGACCCCCGCACCCGTGTCCTCGGGATCTGGTCCATCGCCTACCGCATCACCCAGCGACTCGTCCGCCTGAAGATCTGGCCGTGATGTGGGGCGCGCCGCCGGACCCCTGCCCGCCGCTCCACCTGTTACTCGCCCTGCCCGGCCTCGTCTCGATCACCCCGACGGCGTTTGCGGTAATTGAGCTCGCCGACCTCCCACATTGGCTGACGTGGGAAGGGTACGGCTGGTGCGTCGTCGGCCGGGATCCGCAGGACGAAGTAGCGTGGACGGCGTGGCACGCCGCCCACCCCGAGGTCTAGAACTCGGCGACGCGCGGCCGGGGCACCGACACCACCAGCAGTTGTTGACTCAGCGTCCCCGCTTGCACGATCACCGTCGCCGTGGCCGCATTGATCAACAGCGTGGACGTGCGTCCGCCGATCGCGGTGATGGCCGTGGCGGGGGTCAGCGTGCCGACGTCGGTGCTGAACGTGACGAGCACATCCGCCAGCGGGACGCCGTGGGCATTCTGGACGTACGCGGTGATGGTCGATCGGCCGGCGTCGACGCCCTGTCCCACGATGACCCCCGCCGACAAGCTATAGGGGGCCGTGGTCGAGATCGGCGGTGGGGCGCTGGGGCCGACGGGCGAGTGATACGCGCAGGCGGTCGAGACGACGATCGCGACGACGCCGAGCCATTGCAACAGCAGCTTGAGAATGACGGCTTTGACGGTCGTGCCTTCGGCGGCGGCTTTGGCCTGGACGCGCGCCCAGAACTCGGGGTTGAGATCGTAGAGGGTGAAGGACGGCATGATGTGAACCTCGCAGACGCCCCGCGATGGGAGCCGCGTAAGAGGTCAACAGAAGTGCTGACGTCGTGAGTATAGCAGAGCTACGGCGGCGGGTTGCACAGTCCGACACGGTATCGGAGTGGCCCTGAACCGCGCGAGGATGCCCCAGGATCGCTGACCGGCGTCAGCGCGCCTTGCGGTGCGGGAACTTCAACACGGGGGTGGACTGCGCCAGGGACGCCTTGACCATCGTGGCGGTGCGCGCCGTCCGGGCCAGGCGGGTGCGTTGCGCCTGCGCCCATTTCGTGCGCTCGATCTCCGCCTTCGCCAGAATCTTGTTACGCGCGACGGCGGTCGCGAGCAGCTTCGCGCGGCGGGTTTCGCGACGCACGGCCGCTGCGAGCTCCAGGGGATCGAAAGTACTCTCCGTGACGGGCTGGCAGTTCGATCGACGGATCTCCTTTCATCTTGGTCGCGGCCGCTTCGCGTTGGGCGGGAGTCCATTCGGGCGTGGCCGGAGGCGCGGAGGGGGGAGCGTACTCGGCGGCGACGGCGCGGCGCTGCTCGGCCGGCATGGCGCGCATGTCCAGCTGGCGACGATCCGCCCTGGTGCGACGCTCACCTTTGCGGCGTGACCCGTGGCGGCGATCGGTGATCGTACTGAGTCCAGGATTGATGAAGTCGTCAACCGTCAGGCCGAAGACTTCCGCCGCGCGCGCCACGTCGCGGGTGCCGAGCACGCGCTCGCCGGTCAGAATCTTCGTGGTCCACGCCGCCTTATAGCCCATCGCTTTCGCGAAGTCGCCCTTGCCAATACCCTGGATGCGTAGGAGCACTCGGATGTGCTCGGCGAGGCGTTGCTCGTAAGTCATGGACCGACACCCGAACCGTATTCTTGACGAACCCGTGAAGTATCCGTTATAGCATAGCCGTCCAGACGAAGACGTGGCGAAGCAGGATAGTGCGCGCGCTCGCTCACTTGACAGGATTTGGCAAGGCGCGTATATTCGTCTCCATGGTTGAAGGGTGCGAAGCGTTGCGGAAATGGATCGAGAAGCGGGGCCTCGAACAGCAGGATGTGGCCGAGTTATTGGGCGTCCACGAGAGTTATGTGTCCCAGCTCTTGCACCGGGCGCGTTACCCGGCCCTTGGCAATGCGGTTAGAATTGAGCGCATTACGGGCATCCCGGTCGAGTCCTGGTTGGTTAAACGTACGCCCAAGGTGCCAAAGCGGAAGCTAGTAGATGAGCCAATCCCCGACTTTGCAAACAGTTAAGCCCATGTCGCTAGGTTTACATAAGATACATTACCCGGAAGTCGGGAACTTGGCGCACCGTCAAGTTGTGGTCGTGGGGGAGGGGAGTTCCTTCGGAAAGCGCCCTGATCCTACCAAAAATCCCGTACGGAACCTAGGGGCATTATCGGACGCACTTCGGGCAGATAACCGAGGCTAACCGTGGTGGTACACGGCCAGCCTCTCGACACACCGCAGGCTCGGGAAGGAGCCTCCACCATGCCGTTCCTCAGTATCCCACAGCCGCTCGACCCCGCTGCGATCGTCGCCCGTTTGACCGACTCGGCGCCGCCCGTCGTCGTGACGATCTGCGCCTGGTGTGCGGACTTCGATCCCCGCGATCCGAAAAACCGCGGCGCCTCGCATGGGCTCTGTCCGAGCTGCCGCGTGCGGCTCGAGCAGGAAACGGCGTAATGCTGCGCGCCGTCCCGCTCATCACTGATCCCGATTACAACGCCCGCACGATGGCCGTCCACTTTCTCCGCCGCATTGCCGACGGCGTCGAGCACCGCTGGCGTATCGAGCCGGACGAGCTCCAGATCGCGTTGAACTTCCTCTACCAAGCGGAACCTGCACTCAGACCGAAGGATGAATCGTTATGAGTCTTGCTGCTGTCGCGCCCGCGCCGCCCGTGATTGACGCTGCGATTGTTGAACGCGTGCTCTTGCACGGCGATCTCCGCCAGCTCACCGCGGCACAGAAGATCAGCTATTACAAGTCGGTGTGTGACTCCGTCGGCTTGAACCCGCTGACGCAGCCGTTCGCGTATCTCGTGTTGAACGGGAAGGAAATCCTGTACGCCAAACGCGAGGCGACCGAGCAGCTCCGGAAGATCCACGACGTCAGCATTCAGATCACGGCGCGCGAAGTCATGGGGGACTGCTACGTCGTGGCCGCGCGAGCGACGTTGCCCGGTGGCCGGCAGGACGAGAACATCGGGGCCGTGCCGATCGCGAACGTGAGCGGCGACGCGCGGGCCAACGCCATGATGAAGGCGGAGACGAAGGCGAAGCGCCGGGTGACGCTGTCGATCTGCGGGCTCGGGATGCTGGACGAAACCGAAGTCGACGCCATCCCCGCCGACGCGCCGGAACCCGTGATTCAGATCGAGCACCCTCCAGGGCGCGATACCCAGCCGGCACCCCCGCCGGTTGCGCCTCGTTCACCGGCTGCCGCGACGGTGGAGAACCGCGGCCCTTCTCAGCCGAGCGGGGCTGCACCGCCGGCGGCTGCCGCTCTCGCCGCTGGCACCGTCCGGATCGCGAAAGTCGATCCCACGAAAACGAAAAATCCCAAGGTCACGAAATATCTGATCACGACGTCAACCGGCGAGACGTACTCGACCATCAAAGACAAAGCCGCGAAGCTGGCTGAAGAGTGTCAAGCGAAAGGCCTCGCCGTGCGGATCGCAGGGACGCAGACGCGCTGGGGCTTGGACCTGGACTCACTCGAGGTGGCCGCCGATGACGACTGTCCCTTTTGATCGGCGCTGTGATCGCCATCGGTGGATCTGGGCGACGCCGTACGTGTTGAAGTGTACGCGGTGTCCGGCGCTGCGTTTCGCGGATCGCTGATGCCGACGTTCCCTAAGCCCCGCCCCGAGCTCCACGATCGGATCGCCGACAAGCGCGCCGCGGAAGCCCGGATGCGCGAGTTCAAACGCGCCGTGTGGACACGCGACGACGGCATCTGCCAGGCGTGCGGCCGGATCGTCCGGCACTTGTTGGCGATGGACCCGGCCCGCGGCGAAGTGCATCACCTCCGGGGACGGAACGTCACGCCGGAAGATCGCTACTCGGTGGCTGACGCGGTGTTGCTGTGCCTGTTCTGTCACGGGCGGGCGCAGCGGCACGAGATCACGGTGGAGGCGCCCCGATGAGTTTTCACGTGCCCGAACTGGCGCGCAACACCACGCATCCGCTCCTAGGGACGACGGCGGCCGACGGCAACAACGGCGCATTTGATCTGGAATCGCCGGAACCCGGCTGGCGGCTGGCGTTGATTTGTTCGGACGGCACAGACGCGGAGGTTCCCGAAGGCCACGGCTGGGAGCATGTGAGTGTCCATGCGTATCGCGGTCGTGCGAAAGACGTGCAGATGCGCACGCCCACCTGGAAAGAGATGTGTTACGTGAAGCGTCTCTGTTGGGACGGCGAAGACATCGTGATGCAGCTGCACCCGCGCGAATCGGAGTACGTCAACTGTCACCCACACACGCTGCATTTGTGGCGGCCGATTGGTCGCGATATTCCGACGCCGCCCGCGATTTTCGTGGGGCCGCCAAGTGTGAAATGAGCGCCGAGCGATGGGACAAGCGTTTGACCGGGACGGCAATGTGTTAGGTGAAGCGGAAGGCGACACCATGCGGGAGGTCTTCGACAAGCTCAGTGCAGAACACAAGAACGCCGACGAGATTCGCGTTAAGGCCATGAGCGAGAAGGCGGCATTTCTGGCTGGCGCAACGACGGCGCCGAATGTGATGGCCGACCGGATGATGCAGTTCTTCTCCTTTGAGCATCTCCCGGCGAACCTCCAGGCGGTCAGTCGGCCGTTCTGTGACCTTGCGGCGACGGTTGTCGCAACCCTGCCCAGTAATCCCGAGCGCACGGTCGCGTTGCGGAAGTTGCTGGAAGCGAAGGATTGTGCTGTGCGCGCGTTGCTCTTCAAGTGAGAGAGACAACGGACGCACGAGCAGGGCAGACAGACGTACGCGGTACGGGAGGCGACGGGTAAACCCGTCGTGACACTTCGCGCATGAAGTATCTGTTCTTTCTTCTCGGCGTCGGCCTCGTCGCCTGGCTCGCGCGGGTGTGGTGGCAGGCCGGCGAAGCGGATCGGGTGACGGATCGCTGGCTCACCCAGTACGACGCGGAGGCGGCGAAGAAGGCGCAGGAATTTGAAGGGGTCACTGGGTCGTGGCCGTATCGCGGGCCGGTGGTCCCGGTCGACGAGTTGGGGCCGGACGAAGACGACCGGCGGCGGCACGCGTTTGGCGCGCGGTGATCATCCATCACGTCGGCGAGGGATAACCGGCTGGGGCGTGATGCGAGAACGGGCGGGCGACCAGGCACCAGAGCCCGCGACGTGGATGCGCGATCGGTAGAGCGTGGTGAGGTGCGGCGTCCGTCGCCGTGGATAGTCTGCCGAAGTCACGTGGACGTGACCGACGTGACCAAGGGTGAAAGGGTGGCTCCGGGGGCGGTGACCACATTCACCTCGAAGGAAGCGCATGCCTCACTAGGGGAGTGCTTTCCTTCGGGATCAGGGTTCACCAGGAACGGTAACAGAAAGACCAATGCACGACGATCGGGATCGATGGTGGAATCTCAACAACCCGTATGCCTATCGCGACGACAACTTGCGCGCGTTAGGGTTCAAGACCTATCGGGCCTATCTCAAAAGTGCGCTCTGGTTCGACATTCGGCAGCGCGTCTTGGATCGGGCGGGTGGGCGGTGTGCGCGCTGCGGACGGCCGGCGACGCAGATCCATCATCGCGCCTACGACCGAGCGACCTTGCGCGGCGACTGTCTCAACGCGTTGACGGCGGCGTGTGCTCGCTGCCATGTGAAGGCGGAGGAACCGCGCAATAAGCGGCGGCCCCGATGGGACAAGTTGATTGAAGCCAACGCCATGTTGCAGCAAAAACGATACCCGCACGGAAAGCGGAACCACGCCTAATTTCTATCCCGGGCAACGCCAGTTTTCAGCAGGGGCGTTCATGTCGGTTGCACTCGCCGTCGTCGATAGTGAGAGTTTCGGGCGCTTTTGGGGCGCCTACCCGCGGCACGTGGCGAAGCAGGACGCGCGCAAAGCGTGGACCCAGCTCGCGCCCTCGGCCGCCCTGGTCGATCAGATCGTGGCCGCGCTTGCGTGGCAGTGTCTCACCGACGAGTGGATCCGGGACGGGGGGCGCTATGTTCCGTACCCGGCGTCGTGGCTCCGGGGCCACCGCTGGGACGATGAACCGGTCAATGCGACCCGCGTCAGCGAGCAGACGCTGCGCCTCGCCCGCGCGTCGAAGGAGTTCCTGGACTCATGACCACCGCCGATAAACCCGCGTTTCTCCGTGCGCTCAACCGGCTGGCCGTGGCGTTGCGTGAAGCGGATGTGGACGCGATCAAGCTGCTCGTCTATTTCGACGCGCTCAAGGATCTGGAGATCGAGTTTCTGGTTGCGGCGGCCGAGCGGCTGGCACAGACCGCGACGTGGTTTCCGAAGGTGCCCGAGTGGCGCGCGATGGCGGCGACGATCGAGCGCGAACGGATCGATGCCCAGCGCGCGGTCCTCCGCAAACTCCGGGCGCCGCTCTGTCTCGCCTGCGACGATACGGGGTGGGATCGGACCGATGACGATCGCGTGCATCGCTGCAGTTGTGTGGCGCTGCGCCGGCTCGAGATCCTGGGTCGGCGGCCGATGCCGTCCTTCCCCGAAGAGGCCACGCCATGACGGGCCGGGAACCGTGGGCGCATTGGCATCTGGTCGAGGACGACGTGATCGCGCGACGACTGGAACCGCGCCCGCAGATTCGGTGTGTCTGTTGCGGAACGTGGTATCCGCGCGGGTCGTTTCGGTGTTGTGCCGCGCCGAACGGGATGCTCAGTCATCAGTGGCTCGAGCTGTCGTGTCGCGGGACGAACGGCTGCGGGAAGTGCCTGCGGCATTGTCAGTGCCCGACCAAAGCCGCGCGCGTCGGGCAGGGGCCGCTGGCGGGACTCGCGCAAGCCTGGCTCCAGGCGCACGGGCCGTGGGCTCAGGACGATTCCGATGAGGTGGGCCGATGACGGATCGCGCCGCCGCCCCCCGGAGCCCGGAAGACACCGCCCAGCAGTACGCCGACCTGACAGCGTTAGTCGTGAGATGGCGTGGACGGTTCCACAACCCCGTCTTTGCCGTCGAAGCGTGGGGCGCATTTGCGATGTGTGCCGACGAACTGGAAGCCGCCCTCGCCGCCGCCCCGGCGTCAGATGATTTTTACAAGCGGCATTATGAGGTGATTTGTGAATCCAGAACATCTGAAGTTCCGCGTTGACAAGGCAGGATGGGGCGATGGGCCGTGGAATGACGAGCCTGATCGTGTTGATTTCCATCATGCGGGGTTCGCGTGTTTGATGCTGCGCAATAAGCACCTCGGCAATTGGTGCGGATACGTTGGCGTCCCGGCCGTGCATCCCGCGTACGGAAAGAATTACAACGATGTCGACGTCGAGTGCCACGGTGGGCTGACGTACGGGGAAAAGTGCGACGGTTCGCACATCTGTCACGTCCCTGCGGACGGCGAGTCTGATGATTTGTTCTGGTTCGGGTTTGACTGCGGGCATTCTTGTGATGTGTCGCCCGCGATGGAAGCGCGTGACAAAGCGCGTGGCTGGGACCCTATCCGCTTCGATGAGTCGACCTGTTATCGAACGGCCAAGTATGTCCGACACGAAGTCGAACGTCTCGCAGAGCAGTTCGCAGCGCTCGGAGAACCCCCGTCAACAAACGCGGTAGATCCTGTCCCCCAGACAGGGCAGGAAGGTCTACGCGCGCCAAATCTTAATCGTCGTCTTTCGGTGGGTGGGGCGTCGTCGCCCGAGGGGGACGCCTGACCCCCCACCTGCTTGAACTGTTTGAGGCGTTAGAGCTGGCGCTCTACGGGAAGCGCGGGAACACCTGGGAGGTGTCGCACGCGGCCCAGGTTCAAGCGGTGCTGGCGCAGGCGGTTCACCAAGGTGTGCAGGCCGCACAAGCCGCATTGCAAGAGGCGCGGAGTGGTTGGACGTTGGGCGAGATGACCGATGGCACCGTGAAAGCCTATCGCATCCCCACGGTCAAACCTCTGACGCCTAGGTAACCATAAGCGAAATTATCTGACGCGTGATGCGACGAGTCGGCCAGGTCAGAAAACGCGACGGCAATGAAGCCGCGATTGTCGATGCCTTGCGCCGGGTGGGCGCCTTCGTGATGCGCGCCTCGATCGAGGGCGGACCGGATCTCCTCGTCCTCTGGCGCGGGACGGTGCTGCTGGTGGAATGCAAAGCGACCACGGGCACCCCGACCCCCGCGCAGCAGCAAACCGCGCAGGAAGGCTGGCCGATTGCGACCGTGCGCTCCCCTCAGGACGCCTTAGCGATCTTGGGCGTGCGTGCCGTTTAGGGCAGACACCGTGCTACTTTCCGTCACATACTGTGCCATACGCCCCGAAACGCCCCTGTGCGGAGCCCGGATGTCCCGTGTTAGTCGATCGTGGGAGGTGCCCTGCCCATACGCAGGTACGCCCCCCATGGGTACACACCAAGCCTGTGGTCAGGGTGCGGGGGCGGAAGCTGCAGGCCCTACGTACCCAGCTATTCAGCAAGCAGCCCTTATGTGTACTGTGCTTGGCCCTGGTACCCCCACGTTACACGGTAGCCACCATCAGGGACCACACGGTACCCCTAGAAGAGGGCGGCGCTGATGATGGCACCAACGAGCAGCCCTTGTGTGAGGACTGTCACACGATCAAGACGCAACAAGAGGCGAGACGTGGGATACAGCGTCACTTCCAGAAGGGCGAATCCCCGTAACTGCTGTAACAAGTTGAGGACAGGGCGAAAGCGAGTGGCACGCGACGTGGGGGGGTGTGCAAATGTTCGATCGAGGGGCCGGGAAACCGACGGCCGGACGCACGCGCAGCATTCCGCAGAATTGAGTGTTCCAGAATGAGTCACACGCCGTGAAAAGGACGCAGGCCGCTTCGCCTACGAAAACCGTCAAAAAGTTACCGGCGCACGAATCTCTGACGCACGTCGGGCAGCTCACGCCCGACCCGGTCAACCGGCGGACGCATAACCCGCGCAACGTCGGGATGCTGGTGGATGCGTTGCAGAAGGTCGGGGCGTCCCGGTCCATTGTCATCGACGAAGACGGCCTGATCCTCGCCGGTAACGGGGTGGTGGAGGCGGCCTCAGAAGCGGGCATTACGAAGTTGCAGATCGTTGACGTCGACGGGGAGACGCTCGTCGCGGTGCGGCGGCGGGGCCTGACACCGGGTCAGAAGCGGGACCTGGCGATCTATGACAACCGGACGGCCGAGCTGGCCGCGTGGAACGTGGAACAACTGGCGGCGGACCTCCGGAACGGGGAAGACCTGACGGCGTTCTTCTACCCCGACGAACTCACGGCGCTGCTCGGCGCGGACGTGAAGCCGGGGCGGACCGACCCCGACGACGTGCCCGCGGAACGGCCTACCGGCATCGTGGCGGGCGATCTCTTTGAACTCGGCGCGCACCGGCTGCTGTGCGGAGATGCGACGTCAGCGGGCGACGTGGCGCGGCTGATGGGCGATGTCGTTGGGCACTGCCTGTTCACTGATCCGCCGTATGGCGTTGCCTACGATGGCGGCATGAAGAAACGGGCCGCGCTCGCCAACGACCACGTGGGCTCGGATATTTATAGCCGGGCGCTGCCGTTGCTCGCACGAGCCGTGGACGACGAATCAGCCCTTTACTTGTGGTATGCGGACGGGCACGCTGCCGCTGCCGCTGCCGCTGCCGCTGCCGCTGGCTATCAGATCGTCGCGCAGATCATTTGGGCGAAGAACCATGCGCAGTTCGTAACCTCGGCGCACTACAAAGGCAAGCACGAGCCCTGTTATTACGGCCACAAGCGCGGGCACGCGGCCCGGTGGCATGGGCCGAACAACGAAGTCACGCTCTGGGAATACGATCGGTCGTCGTCGAACGACTTCCACCCAACACAGAAACCCGTGGCCGTGGCGACTAGGGCGATTACCAACAGCACCGAACGGGGCCAAGTGGTGCTCGATGGATTCTGTGGTGGTGGTACGACGATCATCGCCGCTGAGCAGTTAGAGCGTCGTGGCTTCGCGCTGGAAATTGAGCCGGGGTACTGCCAAGTCATTCTCGACCGCTGGGAAGCCTTCACTGGCTTGACCGCGCAGAAGGTCGGCGAGGCGGTGCCCGCTTGAGAGGCCGCAAGCCGGAACCCTCCGCCCTGAAAATTCTCCGTGGCTTGCCCGGCAAACGGAAGCTGAGCGTCGACGAACCTAAACCCGCGCTGGTGACCGATCTCGCGCCGCCCGACTGGCTCGACGTCGAAGCCCAAGCCGAGTGGGGCCGCCTCGCGCCGATGCTCGAACGACTCGGCGTCCTGGCGGAGACGGACACGGCCGCGCTCGCCGCCTATTGCGAAGCCTGGGCGACGTGGAAAGGCGCGACGCAGCAGATCCGCAAGTTCGGCATGGTGATCAAGGGGAAGCACGACTTCCCGGTGGTGTCGCCATATGTCCGCATTGCGACGACGGCCCTCCAGCAGATGCGCGGGTTGCTCGTCGAGTTCGGCATGACGCCCAGCGCCCGCGCCCGGATACACGCGCCGAAGCCGGTCGATGTGCCGGTCAGTAAATGGGGCGGGGCACTCGGATGAAGGAACCGGCCGCGGCTCGCGCGATCCGGTTGATCAACAACCTGACCCATACCAAAGGCCCGTTTGCCCAACAGCCGTTCAACCTCCGTCCCTGGCAGCGCCAGATCCTCACACAGCTCTTCACGACGCAGAAAGACGGCCGCCGGCGCTACCGGACGTGCCTGTTGATGCTCCCCCGCAAAAACGGGAAGACGGAACTGGCCGCCGCCCTCGCGATCTACTTCCTGCTCTTCGACGGGGAGATCGGCGGGGAAGTCTACTCGGCCGCCTCCGACAAAGACCAGGCCGCGCTGGTGTTCAACGTCGCCGCGCAGATGATCCGCAACGACCCGGAGCTCGAGGCGCAGTGCGAAATCATCGACTCTCAGAAGCGCATCGTCCACCGGAAGTCGGGCAGTTTCTACCGCGCGATCTCGGCGGAAGCGTATTCCAAGCACGGGTTCAACGCGTCGGTGGTGATTTATGACGAGCTCCACGCGGCGCCGAACCGGGAACTCTGGGACGTCCTCTCGACGTCGCAAGGCGCGCGCGCGCAGCCGATGATGATCGCGATCACCACCGCCGGCTATGACCGGCATTCGATCCTCTGGGAACTCTACGCGCACGCGAAGAAGGTGCGCGAAAATCCCGCGCTCGATCCGACGTTTCTCCCGATTCTCTACGAAGCGCCGATTGAGGCCGACTGGACCGATGAGCGCGTGTGGAAGAAAGCCAACCCGGCACTGGGCGACTTCCGGAGTCTCGAGGAAATGCGGATCGCGGCGGCGCGCGCCAAAGAAATCCCGGCGCAGGAGAATACGTTCAGACGATTGTATTTGAACCAGTGGACCGAACAAGCCGCGCGCTGGATCTCGATGGCGGCGTGGGATGCGTGCTGTGTGGTGACGGCGTGATGTGGGCCTTCTGGATGTTGATTGTCGTGAGCGCGTTCGGGTACGTGCTCCTAATTAGCTACGGCCTTGCAGGTTCTGAACGCGAGGCGAAAGCCTACGGCGCGAGCGACGTGCTGCTGGGATGCTTCGCCCTTGTGCTGCTGTGGATCGCCGTGTCCCAAGTGCTTGCGAGAATAGCGCAATGACGCGCGCTGAGTACCGCGCTGCGCTCAAAGGCCGCCGCTGTTACGTCGGCATGGACTTATCCTCGACGAAAGACTTGACCGCGCTCGTCGCCGTCTTCCCCGACGACGACGGCTTCGACGTCCTCGCCCAGTTCTTCGTCCCGCAGGACTCGATCCGCGAGCGCGCGACCCGCGACCGCGTCCCGTATCCGCAGTGGGTCCACGACGGGTTCCTGATCGCGACCCCGGGCAACGTCGTCGATTACGACTACATCCGCCAGACGCTCAAAGACTGGGCGGCCGAATTTCAGGTGCTCGAAGTCGCCTTCGATCCGTGGAACGCGACGGATCTGGTCACGCGGCTCGGCGGCGACGGGTTCGTCTGTGTCCCGATGCGGCAGGGCTTCGCGAGTCTCTCCGCCCCGACGAAGTCGCTCGAGAAAGCCGTGCTGTCGCGGACGTTGCGGCATGACGGGCATCCGGTCTTGCGCTGGAACATGTCGAACATCAGCGTGGAGACGGACGCGACGGGGAACCTGAAGCTGTCGAAGAAAGTCTCGACGGAACGGATTGACGGGGCGGCGGCGCTGGTGATGGCGGTCGATCGGATGGACCGGAACCAAGCGGTGAAGCCGCCGTCGTACACCATGCTCGTCTTGGGAGGCAAGCTATGAAGCCCGGCCGCCCCCCGCTCGACGTGGACGTGCTGCTGACATTTTACGGAACCGCGAGTCGTGATTGGGCGCGGCTCTCGGATGAGCGGTCTATTGTCAGGAAACGCGACAAGCAACTAAGTCGAGCGATGGCGAGGCTGGAACTTGCCCAATACGATCTACTCCGACAGATACGGGCTATTGCCAGCCAGGAGGAGATCGCGGCGGCGGTCGAAGCGCATAATGATGCGCTGGACGTTGACGATGAAGAGCAATGGGCGAGGCATCTGTATATGCCGCGCGCAGCCAAGTATGACGACGCGGCATTGGAGGAAATGGCGCGACAGAAAGTGGTTGGAAGGAAGCGCCGGTGAAGCGCGAACCCGGCCGCCCGCCCGGATCGACGAAAGTCCTCGAATCGAGTACGAGCGTCTCCGTGTGGTTGCCGGCCAGTTGTCACGATCGCCTGATCGCGCTCGCGAAGCGCGAAGAGCAGAGTATTTCCAAAACCATCCGCCAGCTGCTCACCCTCAAGCTGCCGCGCGCCTGAATTATTCCAACTAAATTAATTACGGCTGACCTGTTCTGTCACACGCTTAGGCGTATTGAACCGCGCCTATAGCCTGCTCGAGATCAAATCGATCGACGCGGACCAGCGCGTCATTACCGGCATTGCGACGACGCCCACGCCCGATCGCGGCGGGGACATCATCGAACCGCTCGGCGTCACGTTCACCAATCCGCTCCCGCTCCTCCTGCATCACGACGCGAAACAACCCGTCGGCACGGTCACCTTCGACGCCCCGACCCGCAAAGGCATCACGTTCACGGCCTCGCTGCCGCTGATCGCCGAGCCGGGGCGGGTGCGCGATCGCGTCGATGAAGCGTGGCACTCGCTCAAGGCCGGCCTGATTCGCGGCGCGTCGATCGGCTTCCGGCCGCTCGATCCGACGTCGATGGAACCGCTAAAGTCCGGCGGCTACCGCTTTCTCAAAACGCTCGTCGCGGAACTGTCGCTCGTGACGATTCCGATGAACATCGAAGCGACGATTCTCACCGTCAAAAGTCTCGACCTGGCCGCGTCCGGCCCTACTCTGCCCGGCGTCACGGGCTTGCCCGTTGTTCACGCGGTGAAGGCCGCGAAAGCCATGACTGTTCAAGAACAAATCGTCCAATTTGAAAACACCCGCGCCGCGAAAGCCGCGCGCATGACGGAGCTGATGGACGTCGCCGCCAAGGCCGGCACGACGCTCGACGACGAACAGACGCAGGAATACGACGGCCTCGCCCTCGAGGTCAAGTCGGTGGACGCGCATCTCGTCCGCCTCCACGATCAGGAGAAGCTGAACCTCATCAAAGCCACCCCGATCACCAACACGACGAGCCAGATCAGCGCGAGTGAGTTGCGCGGCGGCAGCGTCCCCGTCATCACCGTCAAAGCAAACGTCCCCAAGGGCACCGCGTTTGCGCGGATGTGCATGGCGATGGCGGCCGGGCACGGCGACTCGTACCAGACACTCCAGTACGCGAAGCAGTGGAAGGATTCGACGCCGGAAGTCGAGCAGATGGTCGAACACATGTGGCGGACCAAAGCGGCCGTCGCCGCGGGCACGACTACGGATGCGACCTGGGCCGGCCCGCTCGTCGTCACCCAGCCGCTCAACGAATTTCTCGAAATGCTCCGGCCGAAGACCTTGCTCGGGCGCATTCCGGGCTTCCGCTCCGTGCCGTTTAACGTGTCCATTCCCACGCAGACCACCGGCGGCACCTACGGCTGGGTCGGGCAGAACAAACCCAAGCCGGTCACGAAGGCCGACTATGCGACCGTGACCGTCCCCTTCGCGAAGGCGGCGGGGATCATCGTCATTTCGGAAGAACTGGCGCGGCTCTCGACCCCGTCGGCCGAAGCCCTGGTCCGTGACGAAATGATGAACGGCATGGCGCGCTTTCTCGACCTGCAGTTGACCGATCCCGCGGTGGCCGTCGCGTCCAACGTCAGCCCGGCCTCGATCACCAACGGTGCCGCGACCGCGGCCTCGGGCGGTGTGACGGCGGCCTTCGCCAAGGCCGACCTCGTCGGCCGGATCGGCGTGATGACCGCGGCGGGCTATCCGCTCGACGAGTGCGTCTGGCTGATGAGCGATTCGAACGCCTTCGGCCTGTCCGTGTCGCTCAACGGCCTCGGCAATCCGCTCTTCCCTGGGATCTCGGCGCAGGGCGGGACGCTCTACGGGATGCCGGTCATCGTCAGCAACACGCTGTCCACGCGCGTCGTGCTGGTGCACGCGCCGTCGATCTTCGTGGCGGACGAAGGCGGCGTCCGGATCGACGTCAGCCGGGAAGCCTCGGTCCAGATGGACTCGGCGCCCACCGACACCGTCGACGCGACGACGGTGTATGTCTCGCTCTGGCAGCGCAACTTGATCGGCCTGAAAGCGGAACGGCTGATCACCTGGATCAAAGCGCGCTCGACGGCCGTGACCTACTTGACGGCCGTGGCGTGGACCGGCGGGTAAAGAGGCGATGCTCCGGTACCTCTTCCGGGTGCAGTACGACTATGCCGACGGCGTGACCCCGATCACCGGGGTCACGTCGGCGTACGAGCCGGTCAGTGTCCGGGCCGCCACGGCCGCGGCCGCGCTCGTCGACGTCACGGCGGCGACCGATCGCTACCGGATCGCCGCCAACGTGACACGGACGATCACCCTCGTCGGGACGGCAGCGGATCTCTGATCTATGCGACTCGTCATTGGGGGGCCGACGCGGGACACGGTGCCGGCCGCCTTCGCCGTCGACCTCGCCGAGCTCTACGCCTACACGCGCGAGCGGGGGCCGTGGGGCACGGATGTTACCGCGGGCTTTATCGCGTCGACCTATATCCACGTCGGGCGGGAACTCTTTCTCGAAGCGGCGATCAAGCAAGGCGCGACGCATGTGCTCTGGCTCGATACGGACATGAGCGTCCCGCGGGAAACGGCCGTGATCCTGGCGATGCACGAACAGCCGATCGTCGCGTGTAACTACGTCGTGCGGCAGCCGTCCGGGTTGTTCACGGCGTTTCGGGAGGAGCAGCGTATCCCGACGCGGCCGGACTCGACGGGCCTCGAGGCGGTCGAGTACTGCGGCATGGGGGCGATGCTCCTGCGGACTGATGTTGTCGCGGGGTTGCCGCGGCCGTGGTTCCGGCACGGCCTGAACGCGCAGGGCGGCGACATCGGCGAAGACGTGAGCTTCTGTCGGACGCTGGGCGCCGCGGGGTACACGGTCTATATCGATCACGACTTGTCGAAGGAGATCGGACACATTGGCCAGCACACGTACCACACCGTCACCCCCGAAGCCGTCGCCGTCTGACATCGTCGAATTGAAGCCCCCGCCGGGCCTCGGGTTCAGCGGGACGGCCAAGTTCCTCGCCGTCGACCAGGCGGCGCTGATCGAAGAACTGATCAAGCGCGGGTACACCCGAGTCGATGCCTGAGGTCCTCACGCGCCCGCTCGATCCGTTGACGCAGGGGTGGTTCAACCACGGCGCGACAATCCTCGCGCTCATCGAGCAGCATCGCCCCAAGGTCTGCGTCGAGCTCGGGACGTGGCTCGGGGCGTCCGCCATTCCCGTTGCGCGGGCGTTACGCCGCTGGGGTGGGACGCTGACGTGTGTCGATACCTGGGCAGGCACCGTGGACGGGCAGGGCACCGATGGGGCGCCGTGGATGCTCCTGAGCTGTGCGCGGAACCTCGTCGACGCGGGCGTGAACGGCAACGTGCGGCTGTTGCCGGCGCGGACGCTGGACGCGGCGCGCTGGTGGCAGGAGCCGCTTGACTATCTCTACGTGGACGCGGACCACACGTACCAGGCCGTCCTGGCGGACTTGCACAGTTGGGGCCGGCACGTCGTCCCGGGCGGCGTACTGCTCGGCGACGACTACGGCAACGACATGTACCCCGGGGTCCAGCAGGCGTGGGACGAATACGCCGCGACGCGCGGGTTGACGCTGACGCGGTATCAGTCGGACCCGCCCGATCGCCACGGGATTCAGTTGGTGTACACGACCGTTTAAAGGAGCGCTCATGGCTGACGACAAACCCGCGACCGTGACGATGAAAGCGACGCAGCTCCATACCTATCATGGCCACGAATACGACGTGGGCGACACGTACGAAGCCGACGCCGGGGACGTGACGACGATCGAAGTCCAAGGGAAAGGCGTCCGCGCCGATCACGCCGACGCGAAGGCCGCGAAACCGGCGCCGCCGAAGTCCAAGAAGTAATGCACGTCTCCCTCCAGGTGTTCGGGCGGACGTTCACGCTCTCGACGAAAGGGCTGTCACTGTCGCCCTTGTCGAGTCAGGGCGGCTGGTGGCCGCTGGTGCGCGAGCCGTTTCAGGGGGCCTGGCAACGCAATGTGGAACTGAGCGCCGGGAGTGCGCTCTCGTACTTCGCCGTCTGGGCGTGCTACCGCCTGATCACGACGGACATCGGGAAGCTCTGTCTGCGGCTGGTCGAAGAGGATCAGTACGGCGTCTGGACGGCCACAGAGTCGACCGCCTTTTCGCCCGTGCTCCGCAAGCCGAACCGCTACCAGACGATCAACAAGTACGTCGAGCAGTACATCGGGTCCAAGCTCCTGCACGGCAACGCGTACGTCCTCAAGGGCCGCGACCAACGCGGGGTGGTGAATGCGCTCTACGTGCTCGACCCGTCGCGCGTGACGCCGATGGTGACCCCCGACGGCGCGGTGTACTACCAGCTCAAACGCGACGATCTCTCCGGGCTGCCGCAGGAGACGGTCATCGTCCCGGCGCGCGAGATCATCCACGACACGTACGTGGCGCCCTACCATCCGTTGATTGGCCTGAGTCCGATCTATGCGTGCGGGCAAGCGGCGCGCGAAGGCATCGCGATCCAGAACAACTCGACGACGTTCTTCGAAAACAAGAGCAACCCCGACGGCATTCTCACCGCCCCGGTCGGGATCACCGACACGCAAGCCGCGGCACTTCTGGCGTCGTGGAAAGCGCGCCAGCCGGGCGACATTGCGGTGCTGGCCGGTGAGCTGAAGTATCAACCGCTGACGATGAATGCGGTGGACTCCGAACTCATCCGGCAACTGGAGATGACCGCGCAGCAAGTGTGCAGCGCGTTCGGCGTCCCGCCGTACCTGGTGGACATCGGCGATCCGCCGCCCTATGCGAACTTTGAACCGCTGCTCCTGAAGTATCACAGCCAGTCGATCCAATCGCTGACGAACAGTTTCGAGAAAGCGCACGACGACGGGCTCGAGCTCCCGAAGCCGTTCGGCGTGGAGTTCGACATTGACGATCTGATCTGGATGGACGGCACCTCGCGCGTGAACTCGGCGAAGACCGCGATCGAAGGCGGCGGGATGTCGCCCGACGAGGCGCGGTGGAAGTACCACGGCCTCGGACCGACGCCGGGTGGAAAGTCCGTATTGGCTCAACAGCAAAATTACAGCTTGGCTGCTTTGGCGGAACGCGACGCGAACGATCCGTTTGCGAAGCCGACGCCACAAGCGCAACCGCCACAACTCCCGCCCGCGGACATGCCGCCGGCCGACATGGCCGCGAAGTTCGGGGCGGCGCTCCGGAAACAGTTAGGCGATCTCCATCATGCAGCCTGAACACCTCGAGGCGTTGGCCGCCGAAGTCGCGCTCAGTATCAAGCGCGCGCTCGCGCCCGTGCAGGCGAAGCTCGCGGAACTGGACGCGCGGATCAGTCTGACGGCGGGCGAGACGGCCCTCACGCTGAGCAAAGACCTCGGCGCGATACGCGAGCGCGTGGCCGTGCTCGAAGTCCGGCCCGCGCTCCCCGGTCCGCCCGGCGATCCTGGTCCCCCCGGGAAAGACGGCGCCGACGGGAAGGCGGGCCTGACGTTCAAAGGCGTGTTCTCCAACGACCGCACGTATGACATCGGGGACGTCGTGCGCTGGGGCGGGTCCACGTATCACTGCATCAAAGCTACGACGGGCGTGAAACCGGACGCCACACCGCCGTATACCGTCGCGCCCGATGGGACGAAGGATTTCCGAGGTGTGAGCGGCATGGAGTTCTGGGAGCTGTTCGTCAGTAAGGGCGATCCCGGCAAGGCGGCGCGGTAATGGCCGCCGTGCTCGTCACGCTCCAGCAAGCCAAAGATCACCTCCGGGTGACGACGGCCGCAGGCGATCCGGGCGACGCGGACATTCAGGCCAAGCTCGATCAGGCCGAAGCGATCGTGCTCGAGTATCTGGATACCGCCGTTGTGGCGACGTGGGTGTCCCCGGCGACCGCGCCCGCGACGGTGACCGCGGCGATTCTGCTCACGATGACCGACTTGCGGGAGCATCGCGGCGATGACAACACGCTCAGCGCAACGACGTGGGAGGCGGTGACGCGGCTGCTCGCGCAGCGGCACGTCCCGGCGATCGCCTGAGTATCCCGATTGGCGCGCGGCGGCATCGGGTCCGGTTTCAGAGCAGCGTCGTCACGCCGGACGGCGAAGGCGGCGCGGTGACGGCCTGGGCGGACATCGGGACGGCGATCTATTGCGAGGTCAAGCCGGCGACGCAGCGGGACTTGGAACGGGCCACCGCGGGGACGGTATTGAGCGAAGCGACCTTTATCATCACCGGCCCGTACGTGGAGCTCGTGAACACGAAAAGCCGGGCGCTGTTTGATGGCCGGATCTTTTCCGTGGTGGGGAAGGCGACGCCCAACGAACAGAAGATCGAGATGATTCTGCCCTGCGTGGAACTGGTCGCATGAGCGTCAAGTGGGAGGGGCTCAACGAGCTCCAGGCGCAGCTTCGCACGCTGCCCGAAGACCTGACGGCCGACGCGACGGCGATTGTCTACGGCGCGGCCGACGGCGCCGCGCAGGAGATCATCGCGGCATATCCGCGCGTGACGGGCGACACCCGGAAGGGCGTGAAGGTGAAGCGGAGTGGCGGCCCGACGCGCACGAGCGCGACCGTGTCGAACTCGGCGCCGCTCGCGTTCATCATCGAGAACGGGACGCAGACGCGGCAGTACGTCACGAAGAACGGCGTGAAGCATGTGACCGGCCGGATGCCGCCGCTCCATGTGTTCGGCCGTATTGCGCCACGCCGCCGGCGGGCGATGTATGAGGCGCTGAAGGCGCTACTCGTGACGCACGGCGCGCAGGTGTCAGGCGATGCCGGATAGCGAAGCGATCGAGCGTGCTCTCGCGGCGCGGTTGGGGGCGGACGCGACCCTGCTGGCGCTCTGTCCCAACAACGTCTATCTGGACGAAGCGCCGCCGGGCATGACGCGGTTCGTGATTGTCAGCCTGGTCGACGAAGCGGACGAACCCCGATTCGGGGGGCGGGCGTACGAAGACGCGCTCTATCTCGTTGAGGCGCGATTGCTCTCGACGACGGCGAACGCGGACGCCAATTGTCGCGCCGCGGCGGCGCGGATCGACGTGCTGCTCGAGGACCAGACGTTCACGGCGGCTGGGTATACGTGGATGACCTGTCACCGCGAAGGACGGGTGCGGCTGACGGAAGTCGACGCGGTCGATCCCTCGGTCCGATGGTATCGCCGGGGTGGGAATTACCGCGTGCAGATGAGCGTGACGTAATTACATAAGGGAGTCTGAGACATGGCACTCACCGCGACCGTCGAACTCAATGTCACCGGGACGCAAACCAACCCGCTCGATCTCGGCACGGCGGCGTTGCCGTTTGCGCTGAGCAGCCTCGTCCCGCTGACGAGCGGCACCGCGGCGGGCATGGCCGACCGCGTCTTCACCGACACCCGCACCTTGGGCATCAGCGCGACCGAGGATCTCGATCTCGCCGGGGTGCTCACCGATGCCTTCGGGGCGCTCATCACCTTCGTCAAGATCAAGGCGCTGATCATCAAAGCCGCCGCGGGCAACACGAACAACGTGAACCTGAGCCGGCCGGCGGGCGCGACCGGCGTCCCGCTCTTTCTCGCCGTGAGCGACGGGATCATCATCCCGCCCGGCTATACCTTCGCGTGGTTCGGATCGGGGACCGGGATTACGGTCACGCCGTCGACGGGCGATCTGATTACGCTCACCAACAGCGGCGCGGGCACCGGCGTCACGTACGACATCGTCATCATTGGCACCAGCGCGTAACCGTGGACACGACCGTCTAGAAAGGGCACAGCATGGCGATCCTTAGTGGCCGATACGGCACCGTGAAGTACGACCCGGCGGGCATCACCCCCGTCTTGCTCATCAGCTTGAACGGGTGGAAGCTCTCGCTGAAGACGGATTACGAAGACGTGAGTTGCTTCGGGGACACGAACAAAGTCTATGTGCCGGGCCTGCGGGACATCAGCGGCTCGCTCACCGGGTTCTGGAACTCGGCGAACGTCGTGATCCCGACGGCGACGGCCGCGACGACACCGGGCAAGCTCGAGCTCGCGCCGAACTCCACCGAGCCGACGTTCAAGTTCAGCGGCCTGGCGTACCTTGACGCGGAGATCGATTGCAGCATGTCGGCGCCGAAGATCGCGTCGAGCTTCCGGGCGGCCGGTCCTTGGGTCGAAGCGCCGTAAGGTCGTGTTCGATCGGGTCGTGCTGCACGGCACGGCGGCGACGCTGGTCTGGGGGTATCGCCCGGTCGCGGTGTTGACGTCGTGGCGGATCGCCCAGACGCCGGACGGCTGGCGCCTGGTCGGCCGGCTGGCGCGGGCGGCCGATGCGTGGCAGGTGAGCCAAGCCGTCAAGTGTCGCGAGCTGGTGTTCACCGCCTGGGAACGCGGCCAGTGGCGGTTCGCGCTGACCGACGTCAACGTGGGAACCACCGAACTCCGGGCGCTCGTGGGGCCGGTGTAACAAGGGAGCGAGTCATGGGGCATTGTCGGTTTGTCCGTCCCGCCGTGGTGCGATTGCCGCTCACGGACGGCGAGTACCTCGACGTCAAGAAAGAACTGACGGCCAGCGAACAGCGGCGCATCTTCAGCGGCCTCGTGAAGACGATGGTGGCCGGCGAACAGGCCACGCTCGATCCGGCGCTCGTCGGGAAAACCAAGATCCTCGAATATCTGGTGGGCTGGTCGTTCGTCGGCGTGGACGGATCGCCCGCGCCGGTCAACGAGTCGACCATCGACGCGCTCGACGTCGACACGTACCGGGAAGTGGAACAGGCGATCGACGCGCACGATGCCCAGGTGGAAGCGGCGCGGGTGGCCCGAAAAAACGCGACGGGTGGGATACCGGCATCCGCAGTGATCTCGCCCTTGCCCTCCGGTGCGGATGGACCGTCGAGCAAGTCCGTGAACTGAGCCGGGACGATTACGAGGTGCTGATCGAGATGCTCACCGAACAGGACAAGGCGCCGGACTGATGCCGATCACCGCAACCTTCCAGGCTAATTTCGATCAGTTCAAAGCGGCCACGGTCGAAGCCAATACCGCCTTGAAGGTGTTTCAGGATACGTCCGTCCAGGCGGGCACCGGCCTGATGACGATCGAGTCGGCCGCCCGATCGACGGCGCCGCAGATCAATACCCTGCATGGCTCGCTGCAACAATTCGACGGCGCGCTCGCGGCGATGGGCGTCCACATTGGCCCCGAAGTCCGGGGCTTGGGGGAACTCGCCGACGCGTCCGGGAAGACGGCCAGTCAACTCGGCTTGATCGCGACCGCGGGCCTGGCGGTGAGCGCGGCGATGGGCGGCTGGAAGATCGGCCGCGCCATCAGCGACTTTTTCGATCTCGATGCCGCGATCGGGAATGCCACGGCGAAGCTCCTGGGCTTCGGCGACGTCGGCGGGCAAGTGGCCGGGGCGAAGCTGGACGTCGTCACGCTGGCGATCAAGCGCGGGGCGGACGCGTCGATCTCGTACGGGGACGCGCTGAAGTACAACGCCGAGTGGTTCGTGCTGCATCAGCTCGCGGCGAAAGACGACGCGAAGGCGGTCAAGATCGCCGCGGACGAAGAGAAGGCGGCGGCGAAGGTCGCGGTGGAGGCGGCGAAGGAACGGGAGAAGGCCGCGGCGATCCTCCACGAGAAAGTCATGAAGCTCGAGGGGGACTATACCGCCTTCACGCTGGCCGGGTTCGAGAAGATCAGTCAACAATCCGCCCTGGTCAATGCGGCGCGATTGAAGGACGAAAAGCAGGGCTATGCGGACCTCGCGAGTGCCCAGCATGCCCTCGCCGATGACATCGCGAAATCGACGCTTTCGTCGAGCGACTATCAACTCCTGAAGATCCGCGAAGTCGCCGACGCGCAGATCGCGTCGTTCCCGCCGATGCTGGCGTTTCGGGAACAGTACGTGGCGGCGGTCGAAGCCCTCGCCGCCCGACAAACCGCCGTGGTGGTCGCCGCGGCGGCGCAGGAAGTCGCCGCCGCCGAAGCCGCCGCGAATGCGCTCTTGACGATCGTCGTGGGCCACGGGCCGGACGCGCCGAATGCGGGGGCGGGCCGGGCGCCGATCGGCAACGCCGGGGTCATCATCCCGCCCGACATTCTGGCGTCGATCGCCGGCATGGGCTTCTCGGCGGCCGGCATTGAAGCCACGCGCCAAATGAAGCTGCGCGGGTTCGCGGCCGGTGGGCCGGTCCTGAGTGACGGCCCGATCTACGCGCACGCCGGGGAGTATGTGATCCCGAAGGGCGGCGGCGGGTCGACGAACGTCGTGATCTACGTCAACGGCACCGCGCAGGAAGTCGCACAGAAAGTCGCGAGTGAATTTATGAAGACGATCAAGGCGGGCACGAAGATCGGGACGGCCTGATGCCGAGACAACCGGCGGCCCTCGGGACGGCGCGGCTGGGCAACTTCCGGCTGGGTTATGCGTCCGCGGCGCTGATGGCGATTCGCGCGACGCGCGTGCGGATTCTGCTCGCGGGGCTCGACGTGCGGATTCGGATCTCGGGCCTGACGATTCACGACATCCTGAACGACGCGCCGAATACCTGCCGCATGACGATCGACGGCAGCGAGACGCCCAGTGTCGGCCAGGCGCTCCAAGTGTGGCTCAACAGCGACGCGCCCGAGCTCCGGTTCAGCGGCACGCTGCAAACCGTGGATCTCAGCTACGAAGGCAAGCCGACGCAGCTCGCGTATCCGTGTACCGCGATTGACGACACGGCCCGCGCCAATCGCAAGCGGCCGTTCGGGACGTGGGTCAACATCTCGGCGACGACGATCGCCACGTACCTCACCACGACATACGCGCCCGGCCTCTCGACGACGAACATCGCCGCGGCGCTGCCGGCGGTGTCGATCATCTTCGACGGGTCGGCCGACTTCATCGCGTGTCTCGCCCGGCTGGCCGACGCGATCGGCGGCTACTGCAAAGTGGAAAATCTGGCGGTGTATCTGTTCCTTGAAGACACGCTGGCGAGTCCGCCGCTCGACCTCGATAGCACGCCGGGCCGGTTCCTCAACGATCCGCCGATCACCGTGGCGACCGACATGTCGCAGCTTCGCACGCGCGTCTACGGGAAGGGGCACGGCGCCGTGGCGGCGGCCGACGTGCTGGCCGGGGAGACGATCCTCCCGATTGCGGATGCCGTGCAATTCAATCTCGCGGGCGGGCGGGCGCTCGCGGGCACGACGGCGGACGGCGCGCAGTCGCAGATCCTGACCTATGCCGGCGTGCAACTGGGCGGCGGGGGATCGCTGGTGGGGCCGGGCGCGGCGCCCAGTACCGCGCCCGCGCTCGCGACCGCCTTAGGGAGTGGACTGGGCACCGGCTGGTACGGCTACGGCGTCGTCGACGTCACGGCGGCGGGGAAGACAGTCCCCGGCCCGATCGGCACGATCGCGGTCGGCCCCACGCCGGCGCCGCCGGCGCCGGGGTATGCGCTGTCGCCTACCCAGATCCTCGGCGGGGCGGGGTGGACCGTCGGGGATACGGTCGAATTCAAATTATCGTACAGCATGGCCGCCGCCGCGGGCACCTTCACCCAGGAAAGCGCCGTCGGGGCCTCGACGGGCGTGCAGACGTTGGTCGCGCACGCGACGCCGCCGTATGCGAAAGCGCCGCGTCTCACGATCACCTATAGCACGGACACCCGCGTGCGGTGGGTGCATACGTGGGTGAGCCACAACGGCGGCGCGTTCGTGGGGGTGCTCGTCGGCGCCATCGCCAACGTGAGCAGCGGAGGCACGGTCGCGTTTGACTTCGATGGGCAAGTGACGGCCGACACGGTCCCCACCGCCGCCGTCCCGAACCAGATCACCGTCACGGGGATCGCGCTGGGCGCGAGTCCGACGACGTCGCGCGAGGTCTATCGCACCGTCGTGCAAGCGACGCAAGCCGCGGCGCTGACGGCGCAGCTCAAACTGCTGACGACGATCGCGAACAACACGTCGACGGGGCCGTATGGCGACAGCACGGCGGACGGCAGTCTCGGCGCGAACGCGCCGACGGGCGACGCGTCGGGGCTGACCTTGGCCGCCGGCCAGGTGAACGCGGGGTCGACGTCCCTCCTGACGGCGAGCGCGGCCCCGTTCAGCACGACGGGCGGCTGGGCGCTCTTGCCGAGCGGGCAAGCCTTCCGCTATACCGGCCTCACGGGGAACACGCTCACCGGGATTCCGGCCAGTGGCGCGGGCGCGATCCTCACGACGGTCGTCTATGGCAGCCAGATTCTCCCGGCGCCCGCCTTGACCGGCGTGACGGGCGTGGCCCTCGCGATGGCGAAGGGGTCGACCGTCGCGATCTGGGTCCAACGCGACGATCTGACGGCCCAAGCGGCGATGGCCGCGATCGACGGCGGGGACGGGATCTATGAGTACCTGATCAGCGACGAGCGCCGGGGGGAAGCCTCCCTCATCGCGCGGTGTGACGCGGACTTGGCCTTGTTCTCGATGCCGATCGTGACGGTCAATTACGCGACGCGCGATCCGTTGACGCGCTCCGGCAAGACGATCCACGTCGACCTCACGTCGCCGCCGATTGGCCCGATCGATCTGACGATTCAAGACGTGACGATCTCCGAGATCGACGTGTCGCCGGGCACGGCGCCGCGGTTCAGCGTCACGGCGTCCACGGTGCGGTTCTCCCTGGAAGACGTACTCCGACGAATGGCGGCCTAACCGATGGCAATTGATCGCACGAACTGGACGGCGCTCGTCGACGACGACGGATCGAACACGACCGGCACGCTATGGACGAAGGACAAAATTAAAACCGTCCTGCTGGACCCGATCGACGCAGCGCTGGCCGGCGGGACGTACGTGATCGGCGATCTGATCTATGCCAGCAGCACGACGCTCCTCAGTCGGTTGGCCGGGGTCGCGCTCAATCAGGTGTTGGTCTCGGGCGGCGTGGGCGCGCCGCCGGCGTGGAGTGCCAGCCCGACGGTCAACGGCACCTTCACGGCGATTACCGGCCTGCAGACGAGTGGATCGATCGGCGCCGCCGCGAATGTCTCGGTCGGCAATGCGTTTTTCTTCTATTGGGCGACGCGCAGCGAGATCGGATCGCCCGCCGACGGCCAGCTCAATCTGTTGAACAATGCGGGGTCCGTCGGCATGGGCCTGGACTTTACCACCGATGCCGTGTTGAAAGTCCGCACGCGCGCTCAGACCGCAGACGCGCAGATCCGCGCGTCCTTCTATGGCTCGTCGACGAATACCGTCCTGACCATCACGACGAACGTGATTACCCCGACGAGCGCGGTGCATCATCTCGGCGCCGGGCTCATCAAAACGATCACTGTGCCGACGGGGTTTGTGGCCGGGTCGATCACGATCATCCCCGACGCGGCGTTCACCTACGACGCCACGGGCAACATCGTCGTCCCGGCCGGCGGCGGGACCGCCGTGATCAACAAGGCGATGATCTTCACCTGGGACGGGACGAAGTGGAGTCCGTCCTACTGAGAAGGGCGATAAGCGATGGCTGAAGTCTTAACTCTCACGACCCCGATCGTGCCGCCGCCGCGCACGACGTACAGCTTTGGGCGGCTCATGCTCGACCTCGAGAACCAAGTCATTCAAGCGATGGTCCGCGGATCGGATGGCGTGGAAGTCCGCGGCGAGTGGACCGGCGCCACGGCGGTGGCCCTGATGACCGCCCTCAACACGGCGGACTTACGGGCAACCTCGCTCGTGAAGCTCGTCTTTCAGCAACTCGTCGCCGCCGGGAAGTTGCCGGCCGGCACGGTCTCGGGCACCCCGGCATGACCGTCGACGAGCGCCTGCGGATCATGATTGGCGATCTGCTGATCCAGCTGGCCGCCGCGCAGGCGAAGATCGACGCGTTGACCGACGCGCTCGCGACGGCGCCGCCGCTGAAGAAGCCGCAGAAGAGCAAGGCGATCGGTGGCTAGCCGCCCGCCGACCGTGACGTATTTTGCCATTTCGATTCTGAGCTCGCGGACGTTCTGGCTGAACGCCGTTGCGTTGTTCGTCGCGGCGTGCAGCTTGACCGAAGTCGTGACCATCATCCCGCTCCGGTTCATGCCGACGTACTCGGCCGTCGTCGCGATCGCCAATATGGGGCTGCGCTACCTGACGGTGCGGCCGGTGGCCTGGATCGCGCCGGGCTCGGTCGCGCCGGTCGCGGTCGCGAAGTTGTCGCCGCCGGTCCCGCCGGTGGCTGTGGTCACGGACTGATGGGCACGTCCCCCCGCGACGGTCCCAGCCTGGAACAGTACGTGGAAACGCGCTTTAACCTGCTGATGACGTCGCTCGACGTGCAGTTGCGAGCGCATGACGCGGCGCTGCTGGCGTTTGCCGACGCCCAGCGAACCGCGCTCGAGGCGGCCAAGGCCGTCGCGCAGGCGGCGTTCGTCGCCCAGGACTTGCGCTATCAGCAGCGGTTTGAAGCGCAGTCCGACGCCCTGGCGGCGGCGTTTCTCTCGCAGCAGACGGCCATGCAGACCGCGTTTGTCGTCGCGGAAAAAGCCGTGCAGGCGGCCCTCGCCGCGGCCGATCGCGCGGTGTCGAAAGCGGAGCTGGCCGCGGATAAACGCTTCGAGTCGGTCAACGAGTTCCGCAAGACGCTCGACGATCAGCAGCGCACGTTGATGCCGCGGCCGGAAGTCAATGTGATGTTCGTCGGGCTGACCGACAAGATCGCCGCGCTCAAAGAACAGATGGAAGGCTTGCTGGCGGAACGGGCGGGCTTGAAGGGCGGCTGGGGGTATGCGGTGGGGGTGGTCGGATTTCTCCTGGCGGTCGGGTCGCTCATTATGATCGGCCTGCGGTTTCTCCAGCAGGGCGGGTGAAAGGAGTCGGACATGCTGACCGTGATTGGGGTGCTCATCTTCGCGGCGTTCGTGATCGTGCTCTTGAACGCGATCGGGAAGGCGCCGCTCTGGGTCGCGGTGCTCTTGCTCGTGATCGTGCATCTGCTCGGGCTGGTGCCGCTGGGGCGCTGATCGGGCCTGCACACTATTGCACACCCGTTTCCCGCCCGCCTTCGTACACTGAACGTGCATGAGTCTTGAGCTGCCGCCGGCGCCCGCGACGCTCGACGAGGCGATGCGCCAGGCCAACGACCTGGCGTACGGCTTCGCGAAACATACCGACCCGGCGTACTGGCGCCAAGGCGTCGGGTACGACGGCGATCCGCCGTACTACTGGAAGCGGCTGTTGGGGTGGCAAGCCGGGCCGGAAGACCGCGCGCAGTACGGCGTGTATGCCGTCCCGCCGCGGGCGTGGAACACGGCGATCGGGAGTCCGCCCGTCGATCCGCCGCTGCCCGATCCGCCGTCCGCGCCGCCCGACGAAACGGCGGCCGGGGTGCTGGCGCTCGTGCTCGCACAGCTCGAGGCGATCAACGCACGACTCGACACGCTCGGGGCGCCGACCTTCCCGGTCTACACCGGCACGCTCAAAGTCCCGTACTTGGGGACGGGGACGGTGACGTTGACGCCGAAGCCATGATGATCTTCGACGCCGCGTCGTTGCATACCGCGGTGACCGAGACGTTGAACGAGGCGCCCGTGACGACGAATGCGCGGAACGCCTTCGTGCTCGTCGCCACGACCACGGGGGTCAAAGCGGTGATTACCACGCGGGTCAATGACGTCTGGTCCATTGAGGGGATGGTCGGGGTCGCGAAAGGAACGAAGCTCGAGGCGGGGATTCAGATCATGGCGGTCTGGTAGGACGCTTCGTGAGCGAGGGCCGATCGAACTGGACCGACGCGACGACGCCTGAACGGCCGCGCTGTCCGATGTGCCAGGAAGAACGGCTCGTGGAGCGCATCGGGCGCTGGTATTTCTGTCAGGTCTGTAGCTGGCGGTGGCTCGTGGTCACACGCCCGGAAAGGACCGTGTAACCGATGCGTCCACTGCTCTGCGGCTTAATCTTCTCCGCGCTCGTCTCGGCGGCCCCCGTCGATGATCTCGACAAAGCGGGCCGGCAGGCGTCCAATGCTTTGCGCGATTTCCAGACGCTCGAGCTCAAAGCCTACAA